TCAACATTCATGCATAAGAAGACAAGAGTGCATCACAATTCCAGTCCAAGGATTAATGAAGTATTCATAGGGCAAAATAATCTTGATGGAACAATATATGATAATGTTGACAAGTTTGGAAACGTATTCAATCGACTTGTTATCTTTGATGGCGGTTGTATCCATGCGGCCAGCGAATATTTTGGCGAAACGATGAATGATGCTCGTCTCTGGCACATGTTCTTTTTTGACGCAGAATAATTTTTAAAACACTTGACTTGAGACATAGGATGTGATATAAATATGAATGTCTTCGCCTGAATGGGAAGATGTAAACAACTAACTTGCATAAATGGAGTTAACACATGACTATCAATAAAATCCCCTTTTTCGATCCTATGTCTTTTTCTCTTCCAAAGCAGTTCAATACCACAATTGGATTTGAACCAATCTTGAAGAGACTTTCGGAAATGTCGGATAGCCTTCCTAAGATTCCAACTTATCCGCCTTACAATATCAGACAGACTGGTGAAAACACCTACGTTATTGAAATCGCTGTTGCTGGTTTTGGTAAGCAGGATCTGGAATTGGAATTGCAAGACGGTAAGCTCACCGTCAAGGGCAATATCCAAACAAACGACACCGACGATAACTATATCTTCAAGGGTATCGCTGATCGCGCATTCACTCGTCAGTTTATTCTGGCTGACACTGTTGAAATCAAGAATGCTGATTTGATTAATGGTATGTTGAAAGTTTGGCTTGAACGCTTCATTCCTGAAGATAAGAAGCCTAAGAAGATCAACATCGGTGACGAGCCTAAGACTGAATCCAAGAAAGAACTTCTCAATGAGGATGGCAACACTGCCACCAAAGAGTATCTACAAGATAGATCGGAGAAGTAATGATAAGAACACTGAAGAAACTATTCACTCGCAAGAGTGAGCATGATCGTATGTATGATTATCTTTGTCAAGCTACCGATCAAGCTCACTTAGAATGGCTTCAGCGTGAATGGGACCGCAAGTCCTATAACGATAGGAGACATTGGTAATGTCTCCTTATACTAATGAAGAAGCTGATTGGCTATCTGGCCAATGACACTATATACTGAGGAGCAATAACGCTCCTCAGTTTTTATTATGGAGAAATGTATGAATAAGACTATGCTTACTCTTGCTGCTGTTCTGTTTGCTTTTGGTACCAGTTCAGTTTATGCTACCAGTGATGTTATCCGTATTGTAGGATCATCTACAGTTTATCCCTTCACAACCACTGTCGCAGAACAGTTCGCTAAGAAAAATGGTGTTTCATCACCAATCGTTGAAGCAACCGGTACTGGTGGTGGTATCAAGATGTTCTGTGCTGGTAACGGCCCAGATACTCCTGATGCTGTGAATGCTTCTCGTAAGATGAAGGATGAAGAGAAGAAGATTTGCGCTGAGAATGGTGTAGAAAACATCACTGAAATGGCAATCGGTATCGATGCTATTGTAATCGCAATGTCTAAGGATCATCCTGGTATCAATCTATCAACAAACGATATCTATCGCGCTCTTGCAAAGTATGTGGTTGTTGATGGTAAGTTTGTGGAAAATCCAGTAAAGACTTGGAATGAAGTTCGTTCTGATCTTCCTACTGACAAGATCGAAGTTCTTGGCCCGCCACCAACTTCAGGTACGCGCGACTCATTTGTAGAGTTGGTATTTGAGAAGGAATGCAAGGCCGACATTAAGAAGAACAACCTGATCGTTTCAGAAGAAGATACGAAGGCATTCTGTCAATCAGTTCGTGAAGATGGCGCATACATCGAAGCGGGTGAGAACGATAATCTAATCGTTCAGAAGCTTCAATCGAATCCTGCTGCTCTCGGCATCTTTGGTTATTCATTCCTTGAAGAGAACCTAAACACTATTCAGGGCGCAAAAGTTAATGACGTTGCTCCTGAGTATGATGCTATCGCTGCTGGTAACTATCCAATCGCTCGTAAGCTCTATGTCTATTTCAAGGGATCGCACTTTGAATCAAATCCAGACTTGAAGAAGTTTATGGATGAGTATCAGAGTGATGAAGCTATTGGCGAAGAAGGCTATTTGGCTGAGAAGGGTCTTATCCCACTTAAGTAACACTTGACAATCTGGAGAGGATGATATATACTATCATCTTCTCCTTTCTTTATAGGTATATTATGAAACTCATTATTGAAAAGTCTGTGGTCGTTATCACACCCACAATCGGTTCCCCAAAATTAGCTGATGCTGTTGAGAGCGTTGCCAATCAAACATATAAAAATCTTACACATCTTTTGGTTTTAGATGGAACCGAACATCTAGAACGTTTTAATAAAAACCTTGTGCATCAAGATAAGGATCATTGGAATCTTCAATTCATGTTTTTACCTTGGAACACAGGTAAAACCGGCGGCAATTTCTACGGGCATCGCATCTATGCTGGTGTTCCTCATTTTCTCAATGCTGATTATATCTTTCTTCTTGATGAAGATAATTGGTACGAACCCGATCATGTGAGAACTCTTGTAGAGGTGCTTGATCGCGGTAATGATTTCGCATACTCATTCCGCAAGATATACTCTCCTGACAAGACATATATCGCAGACGATAACTGTGAAGCACTGGGCAAGTGGCCAATCTATTTCTCTCACAATGATCCGCAGTATCTTGTTGATACATCTTCGTTTGCTTTCAATACAAAGTTCCTACAGAAGACTTGTCATTTCTGGCATTCTGGTTGGGGTGGTGATCGCAAATATCTTTACAGTGTATTAGCTCAAAATCCTAAATGGGATACAAGTTATAAGCACACTCTCTGTTATAGAACAGACGCAAATCCAAATTCTCCTGATGCTGATTTTTTCATCAAGGGCAATCAACAACAGCTTGAACATTATAAGGGTAAACTACCATGGAATATAAATTAATACTGCCTGATCAACAATCTTATGAATGGAATCATCGTTCTCATCTAACACTAGATTATTTAAAGTCATATGCTTCTGGCGATATCTTTGTTGAAACAGGAACATATCTAGGCGATACTGTAAAGCTTGCACTAGAGCACGGTTTCAAGAAGATACATTCAATTGAGTTGAACAAGAAACTTTATGATGATGCTGTGGAGATGTTTAAGAATGAATCTGCCGTGAAGATTTGGCTTGGTGATTCTGCTGAAATTCTTCCTTTGATTATAGATGAGATTGGTAACAATGCTGCAACTTTCTGGTTAGATGCTCATGCATCTGGACCCCTCGTTGGCGGTAAGAGTGGTGGTTCTCCTGTGATAGACGAACTAACAATAATTGATACTAGTGTTTGTAAAGAACACACTATCTTTATTGATGATAAGAGATTGTTTGGTTCTGCCGAATGGTCTTATGTAAGTTTGTCAAGTGCAATGGAATGTCTTACAAAGATTAATCCAAATTATAAAATCGACTTTCTAGACGGTCATATTCCAAATGATGTTATTTGTGCAAAGGTATTATAATGGGTAAAGATTTAATTATTGGTGGTGCTTCTGGCTACAGTTGGGATCAATTAAAGTACTGGGTCAATTCAATTCAGCTTTCTGGTTTTGCTGGTGATGTTGTTCTAGTCGCAACAAACATTACCAAAGAGACAATTGATAAGCTTACAAGCAAGGGTGTTATTCTTGAATTGTATGGCAATAAAGATGATCAGGGCAATTTCACTGCTCATTCAAATGGTGCGCCTCATGTAGAACGTTTCTTCTATATTTGGAATTATGTCAGACAGAATATGGATGAATATGATTTCGTGATCACGACGGACACACGCGATGTTGTGTTTCAGGCTAATCCATCCGCATGGCTGGATGAAATGATCTTCTCTGGTCGTGAAGCCATCGTAGTCGCTTCTGAAGGAATGAAATATGAAGACGAGCCTTGGAGCGATAACAATCTAAGAGAAGCTTTCGGTCCATACTTCCATAGTATATACAAGTCAAATCCGATCTTCAACGTAGGCACCATTGCGGGCGAAGCTGCGTACATTGCTGACTTACTATTCTTGATCTTCCAGTTGTCTATCAACAGACCTATTCCAATCGTTGATCAAGCTGTATTCAATGTTATTCTTCAACAGAAGCCATATAAGGACATTGTTAAGTTCTCATACAACTCTGATGGATGGGCAATTCAGCTTGGTACAACAATTGAGGCTGTAAAGTCTGGTGCTGGTGACATAGGCATGAGCGTAGCACAGAATCCAACAAACATGATTCTATATCAAGCTAAGTATTTTGATGAGCAACCGCGACTAACTGCCGACGGTTATGTCGAAAACGAAAAGGGTAACAGATTTGTAATTGTTCACCAATATGATCGCGCTCATGCTTGGAGAGACAAGATTATGGAGAAGTATAATGACTAAGAAGACAGCATTAGTATTAGGCGCAGGCGGATTCATTGGCAATCATATGGTCAATAGACTAAAGAGTGAGGGCTATTGGGTTCGTGGTGTAGATTTAAAGCATCCCGAATTTGGTAAATCAGAAGCAGATCATTTTGTTATTCGTGATCTTCGTGATCCAATAAATGCCCAAGAATTAATTGGTTGGGCAGGTAGCAATCGTGGGCCTCATCAAACATGGGCAAGACAATTTGATTTGCCATTTGATGAAATCTACCAGTTCGCTGCTGATATGGGCGGGGCTGGATATATTTTCTCAGGTGAGAATGATGCAAATGTAATGCATAACTCAGCCACAATCAATCTGAATGTGCTTGATGCTGTGCGTGATATGAATGAATCATACAAGGTCAACAAGACTACCATATTCTATTCATCTTCAGCCTGTATGTATCCTGAACACAACCAGTTAGATCCAAATAATCCTAACTGTGAAGAGTCCTCTGCTTATCCTGCTAATCCAGATTCGGAGTATGGTTGGGAAAAGCTATTCAGTGAGCGTCTGTATCTGTCATATAATCGCAACTATGGTATACCTGTTCGCATTGGTCGATTCCATAATATCTATGGCCCGATGGGAACATGGAAAGGCGGCAAAGAAAAGGCACCAGCAGCCATGTGTCGCAAGGTAATCGAAGCAGAAAACTTTTCAAATATTGAGATTTGGGGCGATGGTGAACAGACTCGTTCGTTCCTCTATATTGATGATTGTATTGATGCTGTAAGACTTTTGATGAAATCAACACCATTTATGGGCCCTGTTAATATTGGTTCAGAAGAAATGGTAACGATTAATCAGTTGGTCGAGTATGCGTGTGATGTTAGAAACAAGACGCTGGTAAAATCATACGATACAACAAAGCCACAGGGCGTTCGCGGTCGTAACTCTCATAATAGATTGATCGAAGAGAAACTTGGATGGAAACCTAAGTATTCGTTGAAGGACGGCATCACTTGGACATATAACTGGATTGAGGAGCAGGTAGCAAATGACCAAACCAATTCTTAAACTTGGATTCATAGATACTTTTAGCGCAATATCTAACTTTTTCATTTCAATCTTGTCCGAAGATTTTGAGATTGTTCGTGATGATGTTAATCCAGACTATCTAATTTTTGGTGATAGAAACTTTGGTAACAACAACCACATCTTCAATGATAAGCGTTGTATTAAGATTTTCTATACTGGTGAGAAT